CGCATTTCTAAGGCGCTGGGTGTGGACCCGGCGGAGCTTTTGGAGGAGGTGTAACATGTACGTTATCGAGTGGTACGACCACGACGGCAACCAGCGGCAGCGGGCCTTTGACAGCCAGGAAGCCGCCCAACTGGAGGCCGCGAGGCTGGAGGAGGAGTTTGGCCCCGTTGCTGTCCTCTGGGAAGCCGAAGTCTGAAAGGAGGCATGACCATGCCCGACAACAACGCAATCCTCACCGTGCCGGAGGCTGCGAAGCTGCTCAAAGTCTGCGCCAAGACCGTCTATACCTGGACGCACCGCGCGGACTTCCCCGCTCTGAAGATCGGCAACACCACGCGCATTCCCTACGGCTTACTTATGGACTGGGTAAACGCCCAGGCACAAAAGAAAGGAGTTTAACCATGCAGAACATCACCATCAAAAACACCGTTACCATTCCATTTCGCGTGTTCCCCGTGGCGGCGCACGACAGGCAGGCGGACGAAAGCATCTCCCTGACCGTCCCCGTCACCAAAATGCAGCTGCAGGCGGCTCAGATTGTGGGCCAGTCCAGCAAAGAGCTGATCGAGCGGTTGTGTGACCGGCAGGGCTACACCGTGCTGGAGATCGGCACCCCGGAAAAGCTGTCTGTCACCGTGGATCTGGACAAGCTGGTGAGGGGGTACGAGGAACGCCAGGAGGCCATCGACCGGGAGGAATGGATGTTGTTCCACAGCCATGAGCGGAGGGGGGCGGAAGATTGAGCGAAGAAAGCAATCTGTTCGGTATTCGCCCCAACGCTTTCACGGACACTGGCAACGCCGCCGTGTTCGTCCGCGAGTATAAGGACGAGCTGATTTTTACCGATTCTATGGGCTGGCTCCATTGGGACGGGAAGCGTTGGGAGCGGAACGAGCATAAAGCGCTGGAACTGGCCGAGGATTTCTCCAATCGTATGCTGCGGGAAGCGCGGGAGCTGGATCGGAAAGCTCGGCACAGACTGGCAGATTTGGAGGCGGATTCCGCTGGCGGGCAAAAGGACGAGGAAGCACTGAATGACGCAAAACAGGAAGCCTCAAGCGCTGGAGCTTATCTGAAACACGCGATGTATACACAGCACTCTGGCCGCATCAAGGCCGTTCTCGACCTTGCCCGCCCCTTCCTTGTCCTGCCAGGGAACGCGATGGACGCCAACCCGCGTGAACTGAATACCCAGGGTGGGATCATCAACCTTGTGACTGGCGAATGGCGCCCAAATCAGCCTGAGGCCAGGTGCACAAAGATCACGGCAATGGCCCGGAGCAAAGACGGCGAGGACATTTGGCAGGATTTTCTCAATACTATCACCTGCGGAGATCCCGCTTTGGCGGGATTCCTCCAAATGGTGATAGGCATGGCCCTGTTTGGCGAAGTTTACCACGAAGGCGTTACCTTCGCCATCGGTGACGGCAGCAACGGAAAATCCACCTTTTTCAATGCTGTGGCCGCTGTGTTGGGCGATTACGCCGGGTACATAGATATCGACATCATCATCGTGCGGAGCGGGAACACCCAAGCCGAACTCGCGACTCTGCGCGGGAAACGGCTGGTAATTGCCGGGGAACTTGGGCAAGGCCGTCGACTGTCCGAATCCACGATGAAGAAGATCACCAGCAAAGACCCGTTCCAGGTACAGGAAAAATACAAGCAGCCGGAAATCATTAAGCCGTCTCATACGCTGTGCCTGTTTGCCAACCACCTTCCCCATGTCACAGCGCTGGATAATGGCACTTGGCGGCGGATCATCGTTGTTCCCTTCAACGCGAAAATTGAAAAGAGCAACGATATCAAGGACTATACAAACTTCTTGGTCGAAAAGGAGGGCGGCGCTATCCTGACTTGGGCTGTGGAGGGCGCTCAGAGATTTGCGCGAAACGGTTTTCACTTGGATATCCCAGAAGCAGTGGCGGAGGCTACGGAGGAATACCGTGACCGTGAAAATTGGCTGGAAAGTTTCATCGACGAGTGCTGCATCCAGGAGCCGAATGCCCGCATCGGGGCCAGGGAATTGTATATCAAATACAAAGAGTGGGCAGAGGCCAGCGGGGTGCGCTATCAGAGCGAAAAGGACTTTGCTAAAGAGATGGAGCGGGCAAAGTTTGACAACATGTGTGCGGCACCCCAAGAGGTGCCAGCCCAACGCCGAAAAGAAAACCCCCGCCAGTGCTGCTAACACTGACGAGGGCAGGGCGGAACAGATTGAAAAGGCTGTTTCCGCCTCCAATGATACCAGAGAAAGAGAAATGGAGGATTTGCAACTGTGAATATTGATTTCAATGCGATTTGTAAGGACTATGGGGTACGCCCTGTTTCATATCGCGCAGCGTCGCAGGTGATACGCGACCACAATTTAGAGCAGCTGGCAAGCAGCACCACCGGATTCTGCCTTTTTGTAGGAGAACAGCCCGTCATATTCTACGACGATTCACGCCCCGCTATAGAGATCCATTTCACCGTCGCCCATGAGCTGGGGCACATCATGCTCGGGCACTTGAACTTCAGACATGAGTTTTTCGAGAAGCTGCCAGACTGTGCCGAACGGGAGGCGGACGCATTTGCGGTGCAGCTGCTGGCTAACGAGCTGGTTCGCCGCTATGAGGGGAAGGTGGCCGCGCATGGATGAAGCTCACAAGAAAGCCCAGGCCACCCGGCAGCGCAACCAGAAGGCGCGGAGCGCCCTGTACCGGGAGCAGGCTCAGGCCATCCGGACGGCGCGTCTGGCCCTCCAGCGCGTCCTGGAGCGGGAGGAGGCCACCCCCGCCGAAGTCCTCCAGGCTGCGGAACTGCTGACCCGCTTGGGAAGGTGGTGATCTCATGAAGATTTCTGTTGCCTACTTACCAGCGGAGGCCCGCGAGGCTGACCTGATTTGCCGCTTTGTCAAGGGTCTGCTCCCCGCCGCGAAGGTGCATAAAAGTGAAGTTCATCCGCCCTTTAAGCACGTCTATTTGACCACTAAAAAGCCCGCAAAGCCGCATAAAATCGAGGAAAATCATTGACATACTACCGGGCAAATGGTAGAATATGCCTGTGAAATAGGCACGAGTACCGCCCGCAAGGGTTAGCCAGAAAAAGGCATGGGAAACAGCATCCGCAAGCTGTTCCCATGCCTTTTTCGCATTTTTAGACCAACTCGGAGCAGGCGGGCGTATTATTGCGTGGAGGGGTGAGCTGTACCGTAGTTACCAGCCGCCGACAGGCAGTAACCACGGAGGATAGACCATGTATTGTGTGATACAAGAGGTTCGGCGGAAGAAGCAAAACCCGTATGGCGAGCACAAGGAAATTGAGGCGTACCAGGATTCATGGGCAATAGCGGGTAAGCCGCCTGCATGGTCCTGGCGGTACACTGGCGGGCGCTTTGAGCGCCCCCACCTGGAGGCGTTCAAGGTCACCCTTCACCAGAGCTACCGGGAGGGCGGCAAGGTCAAAAAGCGGCAGTACGCAATCTGCACTATGAGCTACTATGACATTGTGGAGTACAGCCTTTACGACTGTGCCAGCGGGCGTATTGAGGCCACGGCGGATCAGCTGAATAAGGATACCACCGAACTATATGACCTCATAGAAAGCAAGCTGGAGCCGCTGCGGGAACGTGTTGAGGCTGAGTTTCACCAGTCGCCCGAGTACATTGCGGAGCGAGAGCACCAGCGCATACTTGACGCCCACAGAGAAGCCCGCTCAGCGTTCTGCCAAAAGTATGAGGTGGACGGGGACGAATACGACCGCTGCTATGATGTGTTCGGCGTGCTGCGGAACAAGGAATACCTGAAACAGATCAAGGCCGAGCACCGCGCCCAACAGGAGGCCCGCCGTAGGTATCGGGAATCCCAACGGAGTACCTACGAGCAGTATACATCTGGTGGTTACTCACTCCAATCGGTCAGTACCTACAACGAGGACGAACGAGCGATTCTTAAAAAATTCTACCGAAGCCTGTCCAAGCTGTACCACCCCGATTTGAACCCAGATAAGGATACTACGGAGGCAATGAAGCTTCTGAACAAGCTCAAGGAGGAATGGGGCGTATGAGCCGCCAGAAAGCCACAGAAAGTGCCAAAGAAAGGAGTGATACCAATTACACCACGTAAAGAAAAAGCTCTTCGGGCGCTGCTTGTGAGCCGTACAAGGGCAGAAGCAGCAAAGACCGCAGGAATTGGAGAAAGCACTTTGCGGGAATATATGCGGGACCCGGAGTTCTCGGCTGCGTACAAACACGCAGCCGCCGGGATTATGGACGGGGCCACCCGGCAGCTCCAGCAGAATCTAACAGCAGCCATTGACCGCCTGGGCAAGATTGTGGCCGATGATGAGGAAAACAGCATGGCACAAATCTCGGCAGCCAAGACTTTACTTGAATACGGCCTAAAGTTCACAGAGTTTAACGATGTTTTAAAGGAGCTGGAAACAGCAGGGAGCGAGACCAATGTACTATGATCGGCTGCGCCAGAAAGTGAGGGCCGCAAGAGTTGCAGAGAGGCGCCGCCGGGATTCTTTAGCCGTCCTGGACGTGAAGAAGTACATAGCCCCGGTATATCTCCCGCTCCATGCGGATATAGAGGCTCAGGCCCACACCGTTTATAATCTTCCAGGCGGGCGGGGGAGCTGTAAAAGCTCCTTCGTTTCCCTGGAGATTGTCAACGGCGTAATGAAAGACACTACCGGCAACAGCAGCGCCATTGTGTTCCGGCTGGTAGGGGCGACGCTGAGAGAGAGCGTCTATAATCAAATTGCATGGGCCATTGATACCCTGGGCGTCAGCCATCTATGGCGCGGCGGCGTGTCTCCGATGCAGTACACCTATCTTCCAACCGGCGCTCAAATCATTTTCCGGGGCCTAGACGATGCTTCCAAGCTGAAATCTATCAAGCCGCAAAAGGGAATTTTTCGTTACATCTGGATTGAAGAATTTTCGGAGATTCCTGGTCCCAACTTCCTGAGAAATGTCATGCAGTCGGTCCAGCGCGGCGGGGACAGTTTCACCGTGTTCCGCTCCTTCAACCCGCCTATCAGCAAAAGCAACTGGGCGAATATCTACATACAGGAGCCTGACGAACAGGCCGTGACCCTCCTGACCAATTACACGCAGGTACCCCAGGAGTGGCTTGGTGATAGCTTCATCTATGAGGCGGAGCGGTTGCGGGAGGTAAATCTCAAAGCCTATGAGCATGAATATATGGGGCTGCCAACGGGAACCGGTGGAGAGGTTTTCCCAAACCTGGAAATCAGAGAGATCACGGACGCAGAGATCAGTAACCTGAGCTATATCTTTCAAGGACTAGATTTTGGTTTTGCAGCAGACCCGGCGGCGCTTGTGCGAGTAGCCTATGACCGCAAACACGAGACCATTTATTTCCTTGCGGAAATTTACAAGCGGGGTGTTGGCAACGCCCAGCTTGCAGAAGAAATCAAAGGGCTGAACTATAACGATGTTTACACGGTATGCGATTGCGCTGAACC